GATAATAACTCATCTGTCGTTGCAAGTCCAGATGTAAGAGCAGTTTGCCCTGAAATTACGTTGTCGTTTATATGCTCGCTTTCAACAGCATCATCTGCAATTTTAGCCTCTGTTATAGCATCAGCTGCTATCATGGCTGTTTCAACAGATGTATTTGCTATGGTCAATGCCCCAGCGTCACTCGCTGTAGCATCACCTGATACTGCAGAGAATATATATTTTTTAACTCTTTCTAGATCAGATCTTCTGTTTGTGCCGCCACCGCCATCATCTACGATGATCTCGTCAGCATCCACCAGGTCAGCTCCAATATCTGTGCCACCGTCAATATCCAAGTTTGCTATTGCAAACGCTCCGGCACTTGCGCCCACATAAGTTGCTATTCTTGATGCAGCTAGTTTTCTGTTAGTGCCACCTGCTCCATCGTCTACGATAAACAGGTCAGCGTCTGCTAAGTTTGCACCAATGTCTGTGCCACCATCAATCTCTAGAGCTGATAGTGCGACTTTACCTGCTGTAGATATAGTAGCTAGTTTTGAGTCTGCAATCGCGGCGCTTGATTTAATATCTGCATTTACAATGTTTGTAATAGTGTTGTTGTCAGAGTCTATTGACTTGTTTGTAAGAGTTTGTGTTGCAGCAATACCAGCTATTGTGTCTGTTGTTGCTGGTAAAGTTAGTGCCGTGTTACCAGAAAAATCAGAGTGAGCTGGAGCTTTTAATGCTGCATAGTGTGCGTTTGATGATTCACAATATAATCTAAGCTCTGATTGTGCGCCTGTGTTTTTAAGTTCGATGACACCACCTTCAACTGTTAGATCATCACCAACTGAAAAATCTGCATTTGTTGTAATCCCTGTGTTGTGAACGTGAGTAATGTTAATATCAGAATCAGCACCAAATTTAAGAACTGCACTGTCTGATCCCAGTATTAAATCGTTTGGTAGTGTTACGTCTGAACTTGCATCTTCAAATACAGTTTTACTTGCGGGTAGTGTGCAAAATACATCTTTTGTGCCTGATGCAAAGTTTACAGCACTGTCACTATTTGAACTAGAGATAACAGTTGTTCTTGTTAGATCAGAACTATCACCGTCTAGTGTACCAAGACCAACTTCAAACTCAGCTGCCGTTCTGTGAACTATTGCATAGTAAACAGTATTACTGTTACCAATACCTGCTGCAAAAGTTTCAAAACCAGATACAGCACCACCAAGCGCAACAGCGCCCGTGCCGGTTGTAGTTGTGGTTTCTCTAACTCTATCGTTTAAGACTAGTGCCATTATTTATCCTTACGCAAGTCTAATGATAGCATTACTAGCATCGGCTGCTGGAAACTGTACTACAAAGTCTCCGTTAGTTGCAGTCTTCGTGCCACCAAAATCTAGAACTACACAAATTTTATCACTGTTAGTATCGTTGTAAATCATAGCGCCTACAGCAGATAAAGTCACAGATGAAAAAGTAAGATCTGCAAAATCAACTGTAGCAGTTGTTCCATCAGATGAAACGGCCTGACTAGATAAGGCGTTACCTCCAGATGTATAACTTGTGCCAGAAGAACTAACTTGGTTTGTAGTTGTAAAAGCTGTAGTAGATGCGGTTAGACCAGATATATCTGTGTATAACGCTAACTTAAAACTATTACCACCACTTGCAAAATTATGTGTGCCAGACAAAAGCTCTGTCTTGAAAGATGTAGGTATAACATTTGCCATATATTTTCTCCTCTTATTACGGTGTTGGTGATTGTATTGGTAGACGAAGTACACCATCTCTGTATTCGTCCCTGCGTCTTCGACCTTGTTGTTCGGCCGCAAACGTTTGTAAAGCCTCTTGATAAGAAGCCTCATACAGTTGTAACATATTTTCTGGGCCTTTCAAGAATTTAAAAGCCTCCACTAGACATGCATACAACAGTAAATCTGCTTGTTTTGTTGATATTTCAGTGGTCGTTGAATTACTGGTTGTTAGTGTTGTTGGCTGTTTTATGTAGGCCATCGTCAACACATAAGAGGCATCTGGAGTTGGTGCCACTACCCAGTTATCATTATCCCAGTGTGCAAAATATTTTGGTTTTCCCCTGTCGCTAGAATTGTCTGGATCAGGGTGATAAGTGGCTATGAAGGAAGAGTCCACTTGTTTTAAAAATTCTTGGTCAGAAGTGCTGTTGTCTGTAATTTGTATGTATCTAATTATTCTTGTACCGGTTGGCACAGTTATGTATCTGTTACCAATTGTAGTTTCTGATGTTGCATAAAATTTAGTGTCATCAGAATCAACACTTCTAAATATTCTAGACTCTGCGTTTAATATTATTCTCTCTAGAATACTATCAGACAAGACAGTATCACCTACCTCGGTGTAATCTCTAATTGCAGTTCGTAATGTTGCTAAAGTAAAAGACATTAATTTTCTATCGTAGCAGGACCAGCTGTGGCTCTGCCTCCTCCTCCTCTAATATTACCAGTTGTTGCTGTATCTGTCGATACACTGAAAGTATAACTATCATCGTCTACTTTTGTTATTGAGTAACCAGATGAGTTTTCTAAATTAGCTTTTGTTATGCCATCAAAACTATCTACATCCCTAAATCTAACTGTATCACTAGAAGACCTGCCGTGATTTCTTTCTGTGACAGTTATTGTGCTTGAACTAGCAGAGCCTGTTGTAAATGCATTTACACCTAATAGTTGTGGCACTGCAGTTTCTGTTCTGTCTGTTCTAACATTCTGTAATGACACCGCGTCAGCCGGATGTGGCCCTGGTTGCACTTGTGGTGCCTTTGCTTCAAACTCTGATGTGTGCACAAAAGCTCCGTTCCATTCAAACACCATTTCTGTGTATGGAAAAGCCAAACCACTTCTATCTGATATTGCTTTTGAATATTTACCTGTTGCAAATTTTGGCATCTATGCTCCTGGATAATAAGTTTGTGGTGTTAAGTATGTGCTTGATGAAGATCCATCCTCTGTCAATGCTCTTTGAAACTCATCTTCGTACAATAGTTTTAAGTTTTGTATTCTTTCAGGTGAGTATTTTTGTGACAGATAGTAAGCTAAACCAGACACCATGCAAGGTACAAACCTGTATGGTAGGTCAACTGTATTTGTGTACACGCCCGCATCTTGTATTCTTTTTACGAAATACATGTGTGCATCTTTTGTTGCAGCTGTAGAGTCAGGTGTTGGATAAAAAGTTACAACAACCTTGTCTATAAATCTTTGCACATAGTATTGATTGGGTGTGCCCTTGCTTAGTTTGTTAGATATGGCAGAATAAGTTGATCTGTTTATCTTTGTCATGGACGAGTCTGTTTGTGACGTTTGTGTTCTATCAGATCTAAAAGTCATTTCTAACACATCCTCTACGCCATACACATCTGAGGGTGCTGTTGTTACAGCACTTGTGCCATCAGTGGTTGCTCTAAAAAAGGTGTATTCTGCTTGTCCTTCAACAAGATCAATGTTTGTTTCTGATAGTTCCCAATAGTGTAGCCCTCTGTTAGCCCACTCTTGAAGCATAATATTAAGCGATCGTCTTGCTGATGTTAAGTGGTAGCCAGTAACATCACGCATGCCCACGCGTTCATATGCCTCTTCGAATATTTCATCGATAGGAAAAGTATTTTCAAATACGTTAGTGCCAGAAGTCGCCATGTGCTACTCCTAATATATTTTCTTAAATTCTGCTATACAAGTGTATGTGTTACCAGAATCTGCCGCCGCAGCTACAACAAAGTTTACATCACTTTGGTTACTGTTTGACGATTTATCAGCAGGTATGCCACCAAACTCTCTGAAGTCCCAGTATCCTGAGTCTATCAAAGTTATGATTGGAATGTCACCGTCTGAGTCTTCTTCATCTAAACGTGCAAAAGCATCGCCGCCATCGCCGTTAGCGCATGACCACCATATTCTTTGTAGTGATAAATGAGCTACAGCGTTGCCGTCATCATCAGATGTTAGTGCTGATACGTCACCAAATACAGTTGTGCCACCTGTTCCGTCAGATTGTACAACTATCTTGATTGTAACTCGTTTGTCGTTTTGTTGTAGGATTGTAGGTCCTGTTACTGTGTCTGCCATGTTCCCTCCTTAATCAAGAACGTGTGGGCCCGAAGGCCCACATTAGTTAATTTTAACTGTCAGCGAAAGGTGTCGCTTCAGTTCCTGCACCTATTAGTACAGCTTCTACTAAGTATTCGTTGTCAGCGATAGCAGTG